CATCGATGATGCCCATATCCGTCGGGCTAAGGCCCATTGGCTTCCAATCAAGCCCGCCCTCTAGCATCATCGGTCGGCCAGCGTTGCGCGATCCAGAATACTGTTCGTCAATCTGCGCTTTCAGGCGGTTAAACGCCTCGTCTGATAGCGTTTCGCCGTTGCCCATTACCATTGCACCGGACGGCCTGGCGCTGTTTTGCAATAAAGCCTGCATCCATTGCATGGCCTCGTTGTGCTGATCGATAGAATAGGCCGACGCTTCCACTGGGGAAAGCCCATACCAATCATCAAGTGGATTAAACATGCGAATATGGCGCACGTCGCAATCTTGCGTTGCCTGATCCATTTCCCATTCGGCTTTGCGCCCGCCGACTTCATAAGTATAGCCCAGCGGAAAGCCGTTTGAGCCTTGCAGCACCTTCATGCGATCAGGTCGCAACTGATACAATTCGCGGACGGATTGCCCGACTTTAACGCGCTCCTCGTACCCATTGCCGGATAGCAGCAGATAGCCAATCTTGGCTTGGATGTATTGCGCGCCCGATTGCATGGGGTTTGGTCGATCTAGCAGCTTTAGTATTTCATGGTCGATGATTTCAGTCTCGCCGCGCCAAAGGGTCCACTTGACGGACGCCACGGCGTCGGCAATGCGGTTTACCGCCTGATACGCCACCACGTTGCGCCGATACGCCTCATCTGCAAACGCTTTGTAATCACGCCCAGACCATACGGCTTGCCCCGGCGCCATGACCATCAGCGCCCCAGTTGCGCTTGCTTTTTCTTCTCGGCGTCCAAAGATATTTGGAAATTTCATGCAATGGCCCTTATCCGGTTTCGTGTATGTTACATTATAACGTTGTGAAACGCTATAGGGCGCGAATGCGTGGTGCAGCTTTGGTGCGTATCATTGGCGCGACAGCATAGCGCACGGCGTCCCAGCCGTGGTTATGGGCGTCAACTATGGCCGTCGTGATGTCTCCTGTATTGCGGTCGATCTTGTAGCTGTAGAGCCGAGCCTCGCGCTGCATGTTGGTGCAGTCTGGATGGATGACAATGCGGCGGAATGACCGCAGATATGCGATGCCGTCTTCAACGCTGCCAGGCCACTTATCAACCGATTGCGCGCGGGGCAGGCCGTGGCGCTTGATATGCGATATGCTTTCCGGCCGTGAGTTATCCCACCGGCTGACTGCGGACGCAAACGCGGGGATTGCGCCGATTACAAAAGCCGATGTGTCGTCCAGTTCCAAGCCCGTCTTGAACGCCTCGCGCCTGATATACAGATCATCGCCCGCAATCCATATTTCAACGGCGGCGGTCGGATCTTGCGAGAAGCCAAAGTCGCCCCCGAAGTACGGCCCATGCCAATCGCCTGTTGGCTCGAATGCCTCCACCTTGATCTTGCCAGCGAATACCTGCGCATCGCTGTTTTCAAGATATGCGCCTTCCCAAACGTGGGCATATGTTGCGGGGTCAAGTCGCGTTTGCTCACGTTGCCTTAGCTGATCGAGGCCATGCGGAAAGAATGGATTATCCGACCAATTGACTTCTGTCACGATTGCATTGGACGGCGGCGCTTTGCGAAAGCGTTTATCAACCGGCGATCCATCAAGTCGCGGGTTCCAGATTGCCCACAACTCCGACTTTGGTTGCCGGAATACGGTCGCCTCCAGCGCAAGCCATGATTGTTCTGGCACGTCCTCGGCTTCTTCTACGATGGTCAAATCTATCTTGGCCAGTGACTTGATGCTGCCAACGCTATGGCGCAATCCGCGAAAGACAAACTCGGTGCCATTCTTTCCGCGCAAATAATCCACGCCAACGTCATAATGCGCCTCAAGCCAAGGCTCGGACGCAATCGCGGCTTTTAATTCCGCGTGGAAGCTTTCCTTGATGCTTGCCTGAAATTCGCGCGTGCATAGAACGCGGATGGGATCAACGTATCCCCATATCGCCGCCATCTTTGCAGCGCCGTATGATTTGCCAGATCCGCGCCCGCCGTGCAGCAATCGATACTGCACTGATCCGCGTGGCGGTGCGAATGCGTCTCGCAGCTTGCGCGGTAGCTTAACCGTTGCCTTCGTCATCGTCTGCCGCGCTTAGGATGATTGTTGTTGGCATATCCTTGCCGTTTGTCGTATGGTCGACTGCCTGCACAGGAGCGCCCAATCCGCGGTCCTCGCTGTCTTTTAGCAGCTTGAGCATTGCGGCATCCACGAATTGATCCAGCACTTCATCTGTGCTGCATTCTACCAGCCGCGCCTCAGCTGCCCGCAAGATCCGTTCACGAATGCGCATTGCCGTTTCAGCGTTTTGCAGTTCAAGGCGTTTTTGTTCGGATGTTTTGCCGTTTGGATTGGCATTGTTCCCAGCCCCGAAGCGTGTTGCCGGGGATGGGTTTGGGTTGCCTTTTGGTTTTTTGCTATTTTCCGTCATAAGGAAACTCTAACCTATTCAGCCTGATTTGTCACGTTGCTGATCAATCTTGTGCAACGCGGCGGAGCATATCCCGATCAACGCGGCCATCGATGAATGCTTTTTGCAGGAATGAATGATCCATCCCGGCCAGGCTACACACTTCGCGAAAGTCTTGCTTGGCTTTGGTAATCCACTCAATTGCGGTTAGTTTGGCTGCGATGGTTTCGGCGTCGCCTGTTGCCGTGTTTGTGGCGTCAAGGAATGCTTTATAAACGACGGATTGCCATAATGCTTTTTCGGGGGTCATTTGTCTTTTCCTTTTTGAGTTACGTTATGTTTCCAAGGTCACGCGGTAGAAATGGGCGAAAACCCGCGCCCTTGGTGCTGATGATTGCGGCGTTATGTAACATTTGCCCACCGCGCCTCTTGTCAGCTTAGCGCCAGTTTATAGCCATGGTCGGGCTAGGCGTTATTGGAACATTACATCATTACAACACAGATGCCAATAGGGGTTATTGTTCTATTTCTTCCAATAGTTTCATGTTTGCCAGAATGTTAACGGCGTTGTCCAGTGCTTGTATGCTTGCGGCGTGTTCAGCGCAATACCACAAGTCTGCGACGGTCATATCCTCAATGAGTGCCTGCGCGATGATGCCGCGAATATGATCCATTTGCGTTAGGGTCATGATTTGGCCCGTAGCCTATCCACCTCGGCTTGCAAGGCGTCCCGCATTGCGCTTTCACTGTATGCGGATCTAGCTGCGATATGTTTTTCCATCAATTCGCTTTTGACTTGTTGCGATTTTGGCAAAATAACAAGCCGCTTTTTTGTCATGGTCATGCCTTGCCCTTTCTTGGCTCACGTTGCGCGGTGCGATATGCCAATGCGCCGTTTAGTGTTTCGATTGCGCCTTGGACGTTGCCAGTTTCCAGCTTTACGGCGGCAAGTGCTATTGCCTCGCGCTGCCCGATCAGATCCGCGTGCATCCGTTCCCGATCCTTGCGCAGATCGTCGATGATGCGGTTGAGGCGTCCGATTTCGTTGATGGATTGCTGTGTCATTCTTTGGACTTTGCCAAGCGGTTTTTGCGTGCGTTGTTTTTGTGAAATGCTAGGCGTGCATCACGCGGCTTTGTGGGCGCATCATCTGCGCCTGTGATCTGCCATGTATATGTATTTGCCGGGCATGGCTTTACGGCTCCTTGCATCACCGGCACGCCATAGCGGGCGGATACGTCTGCGGCTAGTTGTTCGGTGGTCATTGTGCTTTCTCCATCGAATAAAGATATTTGCGATCCAGCTTTAGAGCCGCGTTGATTGTGCCACGCGCCCGAAGTCGTTGCAGCGACGCGTGAATGGTCTTTGGCAAGACGCCCATAGCATCTGCTATTTCGCTGCGTTCCATTGGCCGCCCGGCGTTTGCGAGAACAGTCATAACTTTGTGATCGATTGGCGAGTTGCCTGTTACCTCGGCCCGCATTTCTGGCAAGCGCATAAATTGGCCTGATTTTCGCGCCGATGCTTTCATTGCATCGCCCAGCAAAGCCTCGATGCCTGGCGTTACGAATGACGGCAATTTGAAGGCGTTTGCGATGATGGTTTCCGTGCGCGTCATGCCATCACCTCCGAAACATAATTTCGGCCTTTTGCTGTAAGATCGTATGTGTGAAAGTTGCTGTTGTTCATCGATGTCAGCATGCCGCCGCGCACCATGCTTTGCATGATGTTGTTGCATCGTGCCGCGCTTACACCTGACCGGCGCGCCACATCCATCGCCGTGCATGGGATGAACGTTTTGCGCGGTGCGTGCCAGAATGCGGATGCTACTTTTTCGTTGATGCTTTGGTTTTTCATTTTTCACCGCCAATCATTTTGCGCAATTGCTTTTCTTGTGCAGCCTGTGCGGCAGCCCGTGCGGTTGGATGCGGTTGTCATGGGTTCATTTCCTTGTTTGGTGCGTTTCGGTTGATCTGACCTTATGTTGCCTCGCAACACGTTGCAAGCGAAAAATGCAGGGGGGAGTAAATAGTATTTTTTGCCCTCTATCCCCACCCCCCAGAACCTGAACCTATAGGAAACCCTATATCTCTCTCTCTATAATATACTAATTAAAAAAAATCTTTATATATATAGTAGTGTTACAAGGGCTTTTCCGATGTGGTTTGTTTGTTGCGGCGGGAGTAAATTTTACAGCTTTTTGCAAATTTGAAAAATCGGCCAGAACGTCATGTAGTAAAATCAACCCAATATGCGCGGACGCGGAATAAACTTTGATGCTTGCGATCGGATGCGGTTTTGGGTTAGAAGGGGGTTTGTGGCGGGGAGCGTGTGGCGCGCTCAACCCGCCGGTATCAGCGAAAAGGAAGTTCGCCAATGACTGATGATTTACCAAACAATGACCCTTTGCACAAGAACATCGCCAACTACACCGCGATGGGCTGGGCGTTAGTTGGCATCCCGGCGGGGTCAAAAGCGCCGTCAACATTCGGCTGGCAGACCAAGGCCACGCCGCCGGATTACTGGACCAAAAACCCGTCGCACAACGTCGGACTGTTGCACAGCCTGTCGGGCACGGTTGCGCTTGATATTGATCATCTGGAAAACACGCGGACGATATTTGATGCGTTGAACATTGATCTGGATGCGATCATGGCTGGCGCGCCGCGCATTGTGGGCAGGCCGGATCGTGGCAAGGTTTTGTTTCGCGCGCCGGACGGCATGACGCTGACCACCCGTAAAATCAGTTGGCCTGTTGATGGCGATCCGCGCAAGACTGAAGTGGTTTTCGAATTGCGCGCCGGATCGGTGCAGGATGTTTTGCCGCCGTCGATCCATCCTGACACGGGAATGCCATACACATGGGCGGGCACGCCGCTGGCAAATGGCCTGCCGCAGATCCCCGATCAGCTTTTGACGATCTGGACGGAATGGGATCGGTTCCGGCCACAAATGGCGGATGTTTGCCCGTGGAAACGCAAGGCCGAGTTTCAGC